CACCGATAGCGACCGAAGAAACCGAAACATGGCGGTCAACGCACGCAGCGGACCCGAAACGAATCGCGGAGGCTAAAGTGCTTCTCGCAAATATGGCTTTGGAAAGGGAGGTAGTGCCAGAATGAAGATCATAAAGACGGGGTACGTAGTGAGGCACGGTGAAACAGGCGAACTGCGTAAGGTCGTTGATCTTGAGGTCGGACTAACCAGGTGGTTTAGAGGCTCAAGAACAGCGGTATGGCTTATGAACGCAGAACTTGATCTCATAGTGACTTCGATCGACGAGTTCTGGCTCGATTACGCCGTTGACGGTCCTTTCTGTGGAGGAGCTTATGATCCGTTGCACGAAGTAGTACCTTCGGCGGTCGAATGGGAGCGCGAAGTATCGTTTAAGGTCGATAGGGAACAAGAAGACGAGATTCCGTGGGAATTCGAGCATAGCGCCAATCTACGGCAAAGGGAGGTATACTAGGATGACGCTCAATCAAGCACTCTTGGCAAGGGAACAAATCGATAGGATGCTCTTCGAACTGGACACAGCGATTGGGGTCGCTCACGTAACAGGACCATACAGAACGGCATCGCATGAGCTTTGCGCGCGAACGGGGTTACTTGGTGTAAGGGAGCACTTATGTGCGGTCATCGAGCGCCTGGAGGTAGGCGACGAGGCTTCGAAGGTAACGATCGCAGAGAAAGCAGAACGATTCTTGAGGGAGTTGGACCTCGGAGACTGGCTGCACACGGTAATCCACGATCGGGTAAGCCTGAACTCAGTCGAGGCTGGATGGCTACAATCTGCCAGGAACGGCAACCTCGAAGCAGAAAGAGCTTTCAACGAAGGCTTTCAGGAACGAGCGTGTGAGATCGTTGATGAGGTCGCTGCACAAGCTAAGTTTCGGTTGAAAGGAGAACAGACGAGTACGACAGCGTAACGCGCGCTATAACGCGTGAAGGAGGTAATCGGTAGCTCTCGATCGATTACCCTCTGAGTCGGTGTAAAGCCGATATATAAGTGAGAGTTGCCCTTTTTCGCGTTTGCGAGTATAATTAAGTAATGGGAACACAACTCTCTTTCATCGCAAAGGAGGCAGTACAGTGTATAAGTACGTAGAGGTAGGAAGCGTAGCACGACGTAAGGACTCTGAGGAACTGTTCGACGTGATCGAGGTAGCGAACGCAGTCTTCGAACGGGAAAAGGGGCGACGGTTCGGTACGCGCATTGTTGTGAAGAGAGCGGACGGTAAGGTGTTCTCGCAAAGCGCACGCGTGTTCTGGAACAACTTTGAAGTCGTACGCGAAAAAACGCTAAGCCAGCCGGTTTCAGAAGCTGGCGGGAACAGAGTTTGGCTTCTTCAACGCGCAGCGTCGTACAGGCACGGAGAAGTACTCAATTTGATCGTTATCGCTCCAGACGGACAAACGGCGCGACAAATTGCATCAGAGCAGTGTGGAGCGGAAGATGCAAAAGCCTGGCGGACGGCTTCGGAAACGACGTGTGGAGAGCTGACGACTTCGATCTCGCGCGCAGTGATACGAAACGTTATCCAGTAGAAAGGCTCAGGGAGGTACAACATGAGCGAAGAGGATCGTCAAGTACGAGCCAGAGCTCCGCACGATGGTCGAACCCATCTTTACACGTACAACGGAGTTCAAGATGATGGAGCGGGTGGAGGAATTCACTTGTGGACGACGGAAGACGGTTACACTCACTCAGCAGAGTCGATGATCGATGCAACGCTAGATGCGATCGAGGAGGGTAGTGTATGACAGTTCTTGAGGTAGCGCTCCTAGTGACTGTCTTGGCATTTAACCGCAATAGATTGAGCGAGAATGATCTGTTGTGGTTAGCCAGGGCAGTCCAAGGAGAAGTGGGAGTAATGGGGGAGCAACGTGAATTTACAGGTAGTTGGATAGTGCACGTTGCACTCAATCGGCTGGAAGCGAACGCACAGCGCCTTGGCGAAGGACATGCTTGGGCGCCGGGCGATCTGTCCTGGGTCGTGCACTATGGGTTTAACGGTGCTCGACGTGATGAGGTCGCTGAGCCTGCTGATTGGGCGTGGAAGATCGTTGATGATGCACTAGAGCAAAGAGCGGCGAGCGGTGATGTAACCGAGGGCGCACTGTACATTCTGGGAGGCATCGATATCAACGAGTGTATTGACTGGTCGTCTTGGAAAGGGAGCGCACAACGAGAGGGTTGGACGTTCTCCGTACACATGTTTGGGTCGTTTCCGTACATCAAGGATTGTGCTCGGTAGTTGCTCGGTAATTGCCGGGCGGAAAGGATCGGTAAGCATTATGGCGAAGCGAAGAGTGAAACGAGTGGTCGCGAAGGCAATGGTTGAGATCCTCGCGGTGCTCAAGGAGCGTCATTGGGATACGGTGAGACTTATCATTCCCGAGAGGCGCACCCGGAGGCCGAAAATCCGTGCGGTTGCAATGTCGAGTACGGTCGGTATCGGGCTAGAAATAGGGTTAAACAAGTTCTTCGGTCGTGAGCTCGTCCGGGTGTACTGCGCGCCAAGGTATGGTGCAGGAAGCGGACAGACGTATCACATCGGTGCAGTTGGACCTTTGCCGACAGTTGCGGAAGCGGAAGAGTTCTTGAGGGAAAGGCTCAGCCGTCGAGACAGTAAGGGGAGGTAGCGATGACGGTGATAATTGCGTTCGATCCAGGAAAGACTACGGGCATCGCGGTCGTTCGATGGCCTACGACGAGCGAGACGGCCAGGATATCATATGCCTTCGAGAAGGATACGGAGGGACTGAAGTGCTATCTGGCGCACATGCTCGATGAAGGGTACAAGTTCTCATCGGTAGACGTCCGTATCGTGTGTGAGCAGTTCCGTCTGTATCCGTGGAAAGGCAAGGCCAAGAGCTGGTCGGCTTTGCCAGAGGTGCTCAACCAAGGAGCGATAGAGTTCGTTGCGTACTTGGTAGGAGCTGAGATGATCTATCAGACTCCGGCAGCGATGAAGGGGCTGTTCCCCGACGATGAGAGTAAGGGGGGAGGATCGATAAGGATGGAGTTGCATGAGCACGGAGTACCTAAACACGCTTGCGATGCAACATGCCATGCGCTGTACTATATCGTCAAAACATGGAGGTTGCCGAAAGTTCCGTCCATAGATTGGTCGGGCTACAAGAAAGGGAGAAAGGGGTAACTCAGATGACTGGGATACTGTGCAACAAGTGCTGGCACGGTACGCTACGGTACTTGAAGACTGTTACGGACGAGAGAGGGTGCAAGTGGGAAGTGTACGTGTGTCCGCTGTGTGATAAAGAACGACGGTACGCGGTCGATTAGGGTGAAGGGGGGTTGATTAGGAGATTGGAAAATTGGGAGAGACTGCCTACGGGTGGTCTCTCCTTTTAGTGTTGCTCAGCAATCGAGTCGAGCAGTTAACTGGGAGGACTGATGTATACGATAACAGAGGCACCGAGCGGGAAGCACTTGGATGTGAAAGGACTGGGACGGCGTGAGCGTGACGATCTAAGGGGGCTGTGCGGAGGCCGCGGATATCCAGGAGGCTTTAGGGTGCGAAAGGATCCGTCGCTGATTGCACTTTTGCACGAGCACTTGCGAGGCGTGAAGTGGGGCAAGAGGGCGAAGGGCTGGGCGCTCGGCGAGCTAGGTGCCGATACAAATATTTCGGCGGGAAAATGCTTAAGTCCCACGGTTTTGAGTGATGATATTGAGGATAGAATAGCGCAGTACCCGAGGTGGAATGATCTGCGAGGATATCAGAAGATTGGGGTGCGATATCTACTAGGACGACGTAGAACGTTGCTTGGGGATCAGATGGGACTTGGGAAAACGATCCAGACAATCGTGGCCATAGAGCTGAGCGAGGCGGCTCGTCGGGTGCTAGTAGTGTGCCCCAACTACTCAAAGGCACAATGGAAGGAAGAGATTGGACTATGGGGATCGATGAGGGACCGGGTGTTTGTTGTGCCGTCGACCAAGGAACGAGAAGGGTCTCGTGATGCGACGTGGCAAGGCTTTCTACGAGCGTGCAAGGCCGAACCTAAAAGGAATCATTACTTGATAATGCACTGGGACATAGTACGATTGTTTGCGGAGCGAATCGGTGCAGAATTCTGGGATTGGCTGGCGATCGATGAGGCGCACCACATGAAGAATCGGAAGGCACTTCGTTCGAAGGCCTTACACGGGACTTGGTCGAAGTATGTGGTGCTGCTAACAGGAACACCGATAATGAACTATCCTGATGAACTGTGGAGCCTCGCCCATATGCTGTTTCCCGATAAGTACCGATCATACTGGAGGTTCTACAACGCGTTCATTAAGTTTTGGCGGTCTCCGAAGGGCTATGACCGTGTAAGCGGCATTAAGAATCAGAAGGTGCTGGGCCGATTGGTAGCACAGTTTACACTCAGACGACTTAGGAATGATGTGTTAACCGAGTTGCCACCCGTTACGCGAATGATATATAGACCCTTGATGGTTGAGAAGCAACGAAGGCTGTATATGGATGTCCGTGAAAATGTACTGACGGACTTGCGTAGCTTGGGTGGAGACGGAGGTGTACTGATCGTTAATGCACTTGCTCGATCTGTTAAGCTGTTGCAGGCCGCGAGCAGTACGATTCACTTCGGTGCGGGTTTAGGCGATCACAGCGGGAAGCTGGACGCCATTACAGCGTACGTGAAGGATCGCGTGGCCGAAGATGAGAAGGTAGTGATCTTTTGTCGCTTTGTACGGACGGTGGAGTGCTTGGTTGATCGGCTGGATCGCGGACCAAATGGCAAGAAGGCAGGCACGCTCGGTGATGGTGTTTTACGGTTCGATGGGATGGTTGGTGATGACGGCTTCAAGAGATTCCAGGCCGGAGAAGGGAGTGTACTGGTCTGTACGTATGGTGTAGCGAAAGAGGCCGTGAACTTGCAGCGGGCCGGGATCGTAGTGATGGCCGCTATTCCGTGGACTCCTGCTGCGTTCGAACAGGCTGTTGCACGAGCTGATAGGATCGGCCAGAAACGGGAAGGCGGGGTCGTTTGCGCCGTTTTTGTGTCGAAGGGGACACTCGATGAAAAGATAATGAAATTGCTGGATCGTAAGCGCGCAGTATCAAAAGCCGTGCTAGTCCTGAGCGAGGCGTTGAGTGCGGAATTGAGCGAAAATCACTAAGTCCCCCGTTTTTCGTGGTAAGGGAAAACAGAGACCGAACTCTGAGGATGGAGTTCGGTCTTCTTTGTTGCCAGGTCGTTGGGGTCGTTTACGGAAGGACGGGAAAGGGTACGATGCCAATGGACTTGATAGCATCTGTTGGAACATCGAGGGTAAAGTATCGAGCGCCTTCGATGCCCTCGCGCTCGTAAGGATAGAGATAGGCGATCCTGTATATTCCAGAGCTCTCGTTGGCATGGTCGACATTCCAATAGCCTTCTTCGGTCGTTTGAGGAAGAGGCTCGGGATAGAAGGTCGTTACCGTATCGACAGACTCGACAACTTCGGTCGGGTCGGACGCGCCTTCAAAGCCATACGTGGTCGGGATCGGTATAGGATGGTTGAACTCGATCTTGAGAAAATGGAACTTGGTTCGGCCATGCAAAGCCAGTTTAGCGAACTGGGCGCGAACGTCTGGAGTACTTTGAAGCATAACGATTGGAGCTTCTCTTGGGAAATGGCTCGAATCGGGCGTACTCTTTAACTCGAGGCCGGCTGTTTTCCGGCAAGCGGGGCAAAAGAGCGTAAGCCCTTGATCTCTACCTTCGCTTGTTGGCGGGGTATACCATCCTTTGGGTAGATCATAATGCTCCCTAAAGACCAGACAAACATCCTGGCGACCCTTAAAGACAGTTACCTTTTCGGTAAGCGGGGGAGAGAACCGGAGGATATCGTCGTATGTCCGACCACATCGAGAACAGGCGACGCGAACCAAACAGGACGGCCAACCGATCGACCAGATTCCTCCTTTGTCCGCGGAACGCCTCCAATATCCTAGAACGCGTTCCCATTCCACGAACTTTTCGAGCGCGCGATCAACGGTCATTCTGATGGCGTCCAGAAGGCGTTGACGTAGCTCGATCCGTCGATCTATCGAGGCGCGTCCAATGATACCCTTACGCGTTATCTTGAACGCTTGGAGTACATCCTTGAGCGTAGGACGTCTTAGAGCTTGGCGAACCATCTCGTTACGCTCGTCATTGGTAAAGGGAGCGATCGCTCGTTGGGGAAAGATGGAGTCAAGTACGTACTGGTATGTAGCCTCTTGTTCTTCTTTGGTCTTTGCCACAACAAATCTCCTTTCGGGAGCTAATTCGGTTTCGCGCCTTTACGCGCGCCTATATATAATTATATAGCAAAACGATGAAAATGTCAAGCCCGTTCCCTGGATTTAAGGTTGACCGCGAACGCGGATGTAGGAGGATACAATTCGGACAATTCGCGCCTATTAGGAAAGCGAACGAATGATAGTTTATGGTGCAGGAGCCCTGGCCATGTAAAGGGAAGGAGGACGAGGATGTATATCTATGGTGTGGTTTGACTATATATATATATATTCATTTATTCATTTTATTTATATATATATATATAGGCACACACAGATATCTACACCTCTCTCTATTACTATAAATATATCTTCAAAATTGCCGCGAATTTTCGAATTGCCGAATTCGCGATACTCGAACACTGTTTACCACGAGATGACGATGCAGTAAGGTGCAGAAGGGGCGAAGCCAACCTACGAATTTATTCGGAATCCTTTGATAGAGGGAGGTACGATCAGGAAAGTGCCATAAAGGGGCGCTGTGCGTTGCCGTTGCAGCTAAAGGGTGAATGTACGCGTACGTAGCGGAGCGACAAGGAAGGAAAGAGACAGTCGATTGCTATGGTTTTTTGTTGCTTTTTCGCTCTTTTGCGGGTATAATATAATATAATAGTGATTCAGGAGAGACAACGATGGAGTCTGTTGACGTAGGGTATGATCCGAACGCCTGGTGGAACCAACCTCAGCTTTTGAAATATACTGGTACACACAAATGGTGTTCGGGGTGCAATAGCATGAAGCTTCATAGTTCGTTCTATCCGGTCCGTAAGGGTCCTCACGGATTGGCGGTCTATTGCAGGAAGTGTTCGCGTAGGAAGAGTCGGGAACAACGTTTAGCAGCAGGATAGGATCTTCATGGCACAGAAGGGGTATGGATCTGATCAATATAAGGGCGAACGTATCAGCACGCTAATTGGCGTAGACCTTGCTGAAGATCGAGAGCCTTGGGAAAAGCAGCCGAGCGAACCAATGAGATGGTACGGTCGGTTTTTTGAGGTATACTTGCTTCAGGGATCAGAACGAACGCTTATACAGGCCTACCGTCGCTGGAGACTTAAGAGACATCCGGACGGTATTCCTCGAAATCATACGTCCCAGAGTTGGCGATACTATAGTCGCAAATATCGATGGCTTGAGAGGAGCAGGGCCTACGATGAATATATGTTGCAGTCTTTGCAGGAAAGGATCGAGGACGAACGGTATCAGATGTTTGTCCGACATCGAAGGATAGCCAGGAAGTGGAGTGGTGCTTCTGAGGAATGGCTCGACAAGGTAGAGGGCCATAGGATCTCATCCGGTGGTCTTGCACTCAGAGCACTTCAAGTCGGTGCCGACATCGAAGCACGTTCTCTAATACCACCACAGATCCTCAAACTCTTTGAAATGTCCGATGCGGAGCTACAAGTGTTCTATGAGGGACTCCTTGATACCGCGACAACTGATGATGGCCCAGAAACTCCTAAAGCTCAGGGGGATTAAGACTGATCCTCGAGCAACCGTTGCAAAGGCACGACAACGGAGGACTCCTCTTGATGCGATATGGACGCCCAACATTGGGCCGCAAGCTTGGGCACTAGAGACGGAAGCCGAGGAACTGTTCTTCGGTGGACGCGCCGGAGGCGGCAAGAGCGATGTGCTGCTCGGTGCGGCAACTACACAGCAGTTAAAGTCCATTATCTTCCGTCGAGAGTATCCACAGCTCAGAGAGCTCGTTGACAGATCGTTCCAGATCCTACAACCGGTTGGAGGTCGGTACAACAGCAATGCACACCTCTGGCGAAGCATGCCGGGCGATCGAGCACTCGAATTCGGCGCTGTGCAGTACGAAAAGGACATCCAGAAGTATCGTGGCCGACCACATGACTTCATAGGGTTCGATGAAATTACAGAGTTCACCGAACTACAGTGGCGATTTCTGGGAGCATGGCTACGGACAACTGTTGACGGGCAACGGTGCAGGAAGATCGCTACAGGCAATCCACCGTCGTCTGCAGAAGGCCAGTGGGTTGTAAAATACTGGGGACCGTGGTTAGACGAGAGACATCCTAATCCGGCCGAGCCTGGCGAGATACGATGGTTCGCGATGATTGACGGCGAGGATACGGAAGTCGATGGTTCGGCAACATTCATGGACGATGGAGAACGCATAGAGCCGATATCCAGGACATTCATTCCCGCAACACTTGCTGATAACCCATATCTCAGTAACTCGAACTACGAACGCACGCTGCGCAACTTGCCGGAGCCGCTAAGATCGCAGTTATTGAAAGGCGACTTTACAATTGAGTTCGATGAGAATCCTTGGCTTGTTATTCCCTTATCGCTCGTTAAAAGATCGAATGAGCGGTGGGCGAGAGGACGCGGCGAGCAGGCACTATCGAAGGTGGGTGTTGATATTGCCCGAGGTGGTAAGGATCAAACTGTACTGGCTCGACGTTATGGCACTTGGATTGGTCCGCTTGAGAAGCATGCCGGAAAGACTACGCCGGACGGTGCAAGTGTCGCTGGGCTTATTGCGAAGGCTTTGGCGCAGGACTCCGAAGTATGTGCTAATCTGGACATCATCAATGTGGGAGGAAGTGCTTACGATACCTCCCTCGCTGCAGGACTCAAAGTGGTCCCGATTAATTTTGCAGCAGGCACCAAGGCGAAGGATAGATCAAGACGACTAGATATGAGGAACGTGCGCGCCGAAGGATATTGGGCAGTGCGCGAGGCACTTGAACGAGACGAGTTGGACTTGCCACCCGATCCAGAGCTAACAGCGGATCTGACTGCACCGGAATGGAAAGTAACGATCTCCGGGATACAGATAGAGAGTAAGAAGGATATCGTTGTACGGCTAAAGCGATCACCAGACTGCGGCGACGCTGTGGTATTGTCGGTAATAGAGCGACGGTTTGGGCAGCGGCAGGCTCGTTCATATCAAGGTTAACCTAAGGTGGCAATGTGTCAGAAGTTCAGAGCACTCCAATAAACACGGACGTGGAGCTCGCATACAAGCTACTTGCGTCGAAGAAGACCATATACGATCTCTTGTGGAACTATTACGACGGAGTCCATGAGTTGAAGTACTCTACTGAACGCCTTCGAGACGTGTTCGGTACAGTGTTCGCAAAGTTCGTCGAGAACTGGTGCGCTGTGGTCGTTGACGCAACGTGGGAGCGGTTGATGCTGAGCGGCTTCGAGATAGGGACGAATGCGGTCGCTAAGGAACGTCTCGAGGTGCTGTGGAAGCAGACGCAGCTGGACCTCGACTCATCAGACGCACACTTAGGAACACTCGTCACTGGGGAAGCGTTCGTTATGGTGTGGCCTGATGCGGACGGAGAGTTGCAGGCCTACTATAACGATTCACGACTGTGTCACATGCGATACGATGCAGAGAATCCGCGGAAGAAACGATGGGCTGCAAAGTGGTGGGTTGCTGATGATCTTCGATATCATCTGAACCTCTACTACGCAGATCGAATTGAGTACTACCTTACCGAACCGATGAAGCAAGCGCCGTCATCGTTCACTGCGTTCAAGCCGGCCGCTGAGCTGCCCAATGAGACGAATCCGTACGAGGTGATTCCGGTGTTTCACTTCAGGCGACAGCGCAGAGCGATCACGTCTGAACTATCCGTCAGTATCTTGAGCTTGCAGGATGCGATCGACAAGTTGTTGACGGACTTGATGGTCACGGCGGAGTTTGGAGCATTCCCTCAACGATACGTTATATCAAACTCCGATGTGGGAGCGCTCAAGAACGCGCCCAATGAAATCTGGGAAATCCCTTCCGGCGACGGAGTAGGTCAAGCAGCAACCGTGGGGCAGTTGGCCGCAGCAGCACTAACGAACTATATCCAATCCATTGAGCACATGGTTAAGGCAGTCTCGTCCATTAGTCGAACGCCCAGACACTTCTTCTTCGGGTCAACGGGTCAACTGAGCGGTGAGGCACTGATCGCACTAGAAGCCCCGCTTAACAAGAAGTGCCGACGTTATATGGAAATGTTGGGCGATACATGGCAGCGTGTGACAGCGTTCATGCTACAGTTGGATGGCACGACTGTTGCACCAGAGGACATCACTCCGATATGGACTTCGCCGGAGACTATCCAGCCCAAGACAGAGGCTGAGATACGGAAGATAGCGGTCGAGTCCGGTCTCCCGCTCACTTCAATGCTAAGGGCGGAAGGTAAGACCGAATCCGACCTCGTACAGATCGAGAAGGACAGGGTAAGGGAGGCTGCGGTAAGCTCTGCAGGTCTTGCGAACGCCTTACTCGAACAGCAACGCCAGTTCGATCAGGAAGACGATTCAGACACTATTCTGACAGGATCCGACTAAGGAGGATCGCATGCCCGAGTTTGCATACGAAGCACGTGAAGTAGGATCGATGGCGGTCTCGAACGCATCGAAAGGGATCGATCACGCTGACCTAGCATTTACGGCGGCAGAGATCGCTGCAGCACGAGCTGTAGTGATCACTGCGATGGCTACGGATGCTCAGGACGGCGCGCTGGGCGGGGTCAACTTCCTCTATAGCGGCGATGACCCATCGAATGTCTTGGGACATCATATCCCAGCCGGCAGCACCGTCACAGTTCGTAGGCAGGAGAACATTGCACTTCTGCACTTTATCCGCAGTAATGGCACAGACGCCATTATCACGATCACCTTGGAGTATTAACGATGCCAGTCGATCCAGTACTTTCAAGTGATGTTGGGGCCATTACAGAAGTTAGCGGCGATGTTGGAACGATTGACACCGTCGTCGATGCGATCAAAGCGATTACGGATGTCTTGCCCAATGCAGGAGCATTGACGGATATCGCGTGCCCGTTCGAGTCAAGGTGCCGGCACTTGCAGTGACGACGAAGCTTTGGGTACAGGTATGGAATAATACGAACTTGTCCGAAGTGGACTTCTACTTTGGAGCTCACGGGCACGCATAACGACT